CAGTTATACGTGTATTTGTATAGGAGTCTCTAAAAGTGACCGATTCTCCTGCTCCTGCTCCATTTATTTTCATAACTGGAGCTATCCGCATTGTAACAGGAATATTGACTGTAGTAGTAAAATATATATCAGTAGTATTATTTGAAGTATTATCACTTTGCCTAACAGGGAGTAAGGTAACTGGATGATTTTCACTTTGTCCTGCTTTAGTTTTCCAGTAGTACCTCTGACACTTCGCCAGCTCCAGCGCCTTATTGGGAGGCGGATCGTTGAGCACCCAGGTATCCCCCTCTTTGTGGGCGAGGGTTTGGATAGGGCCGAGTTCAAGTTTAAGGGCTTGAACTTTAATGTCTATAACGCCTAAACTTGTAAAAAATTCAAAATTTAGGCCAGTGTTTTTAGTTAAAATAGTATCCGGTATTATGGCAGTAGCTGTTATTAAACCGATTTCTCCAGCCGATATATCATATCTTACTATAGGAGTACTGTTGGTTGATACATAATTTGCTCCACATAATCCAAATCGAATACCATCGCCATTATTTTCAGTAATTAAACAAGAAACTGTAACTTGCTTTCCTAAAAATTGTTCTGGATATTCAAGTCGTTGGTTAAACCCAATTCCATTTTCTGATGATTGTATTCTAATTCCATTTTCTTCAATTAATACTTTTTGATTTGGATTCCTAGAATACCATCTGTCTATTGTATATCCTGCTCCTATATACTCCGTTTGATTTCTCTGATTTACGGGGTCGGCAAAATAACCATTATCTTCAATATGAGGATTACTATGCTGGCTGCCCACAAATTCCCCCGTGCTAGGGCTATACTGGCTGCACAGGGCGTATTGCAGGTCATAATCCGGCGGGTCGATGAGCTCCCATTCGCCGTTTTTATTCTTCTTAGCCAATGTTTGCTGTGGACCAAGCTCTGCCTTTACTGCAACGATACCATCACTTGCACCGCTGTATCTAAAGATCTGCATCCTCTTATCAGGATACAAAGCTATTCCGAGATGCGTTGTTATTGAATAACCGGCGGTTGTTTCTGGGAATGTATCAGGTACTATCCCGGTTCCTGTTTCTAGGGTTCCATCTAAATATAGTGCAGATATTGTTATTTGCTTTCCCATGATTATGGGGATATCTTGAGGACATGCCATCTGATACAGGTTGGACGTATTAGAAATATATCCATCATGTATTGTAAGATTACCATCGCAACACCAACAATCAATTGTCAGTCCTTTCGCATATTCCATTTTCCCATTTTGATTCACAGGATTACGGAAATCGTTGTTGACGACCAGATTGCGATTGCTATGCTGAGTGCCTACCCATTCTCCCGTTGTAGGCGAGTATAAGGAACAAAGAGAATACTGCAAATCATAGTCAGGGGGATCTATCAATTCCCATTCTCCGTTTTCGTTCTGACGGGCCAGGGTCTGTTGAGAACCAAGTTCCAATTTTGTAGCTATAATAATAGCGTTTCCTTTTTGTTTTTTAGATAAATCATGTATGAGTTGGATCTCTATTCCTGTCGTGCCCTCTGGAACAGTTGCAGTAATCGAATATACTCCCATTTCATGAGCCGGAACGATAATATTGTTGGCAATATTAACGCCCTCAAAATAAATTCTAAAATCAGTATCTATTTCTGAAGAATATAATATAGAAGCTGTTATTGTTTGTGAAGGATATTTAGCATCCCATCTTACTGTGGTCGCGATACCAGACCAGTCAAAAGTGTTAAAAGTTATAGTATGATTATCTACATTGTAAATACCACCTCGGACATGTAATCTCCACATGTCAATGATGTGCATTTCACCAGTTGATGAATATTCTAACTGCCCATTACGATTTACGGGATTTCGGAAATCCCAATTGACTATCAGATTTGGATTGCTCCCGCCCTGGATTTCCGCCAGGCTGGGCCGCTGAGCTACCTCCAGCTTGCCGTCTTGGCCGAGAGTGGCCATTCTTGCGCCGGGTACGTTTACCGATCCATACGCCATTTTATTTCCTTCCTTTCTCAATCATACGCTGTTATAACGCCTGGCGGGAATGTCGATCTGGGCCATATAGCGCTCCGTCGTACCGGGAATCATGCCGGACACCAGATTGCCGACGCACGTCTTATTCGGCTCATCCAACTCCCGCCAAGACGCACCGGACGCATTTACAGAACCGAGCATAGCCTACTCGCCTTTCTCCATCCAATATTCCGCCGCAAGGTCTGCTGTGGGGATACTGGCGGTCCGAAATCGGATGCGCCCGTCCAGCGTTTCACAGGATGGACACAGCACACACTTCAACGCCGTTTCCTGACTGGACGGCTCCAATATAACATCCACCCGATCCTTGTCCGTTATCCCTTCCGCCGGCACATCCAAGCAGTAAGGATAGCCACTGGCCCCGTCCAGGACCCAACCCGCGGCTGGGAGCACGCAGGATGCGGACCGGGCCTTGTCCCGCTTTCCGTGAAGTTCCCCCGTGATAAGCTCCGTAAACGCAGCGAACTCCGCGCCCAGTTCAGAGACGGCGGACGTGCTGCCGTCCGCCGTCTCCTTGATCTGAATGATCCGGGAAAGCAGGGCGTGAAGGCCGCCGGGCGTAAAAACATCTATCTTTCCCATAGGGCCTTACTCCCCCTTTTCTCTAATTACTCCCCGAACAGGGCGGCGATTTCCTCCGCAGTAATCTCCTCCACATCCTCGGCCTTGACGTAGCCGGACAGATCCACGAAGCCAGCCAGCACATCGTATTTGTACACCTCGCCCGCCTTGACGACGGCCACGTTGGTTCCGGCGGGGTGGTCCTGGCCCTCGCCCTCCACAAAGTCCGCCGTGGTGGTGAACTTGCCGGTGACGTTAACGACCAGGCCCAGGTTGGCCTCGGACAGTTCAGGCAGGGAGGCGAAAGCCACAGAGCCGCCGGCCTTGTAGGTACTGGACACCTTGGCGTTGATGGAGGCGGCGACCTCATCGGCGGTCTGGAAGCTGCTGTCGTTGGTCAGGTCAGAAACCTTGGTGGGAACTTCGGTCTTCTTGGCGTACTTGGCTTTCAGGTGCTCGGTGTAAGCCTCCAGGTTAGCAAAGGATACGGGTTTGATTTTGCTGTTCATAATAGTTCCTCCTCAAAAATATTATTTGACCTTGATGGGTAGCATAATGTGCGCACAAGTCCAGGGCAGCCCTGTGCGAACCACTGGGAATCAGGTTTCCTGCGGCTTGTCTTCAAACAATGCAAGGACCTCCGAGTCCGTAGCGAAGGTAAGGCCGCCAAGAGCGGCCTGCTCAATCTGCCTTCCAACCTCGTCCTTCGTTGCAAAGTCCTTCTTTATCTCATTTACGGCCCTTTGCAGTCCGGCGAGGCTGACAGCCTTTTGCGTACTGCTTTCTGCCATGGTTTTGCTGCTCCTTTACGTTATTTTTTTGTCCCAGCGGCAGAACCGCTGAGAGCGTCCGCAATCTCCTGCTCCGTAGCAGCGTCGATTGCAAGGTTCCCACTGTCGTCCACAATCAGGCCGGAGCCTTCCTTTATCCTAACCGCCCCCAGCCTTGTGGCCGTAGCTACCGGCAGCCCATAGGCACCACCTCCTTCCCCTGAAACTTCGCCCAGAGCAGACACGCCGAAGAGCGTCAAGCTCCCCTGGAGCGCTTCGGGCGGAGCCGTCTTTGCGTATACCCTAATCCCACCCTGGACGGTTCGGACGGCGGAGCTCATTCTGCAAGCCCACGCGGCCTCCGAGTATTCCGGCCAGATGGTGAGCATGGGGACCATCCGATCCGTGACATTGTCAACGTCAATATCGCAGCTGAGCGGGTAAGCGCCGCCGGTGTCGCTGTCCGGCACCCAACCGGAGGCCGGAATGGCCACATCCAGTCGAGCCGTCCCAATCTCGTCCAGCAGCTCCGACAATTCTTTGTGCGTGACCAGCGCATCGGGGGAGACGCTTGCGGAAACCGTGTCCACGTCTCCAACTGCCGCAATAATGTCGAAGTGGGCCAGCTTGCCCACGATGGAGCTGGCGGGCCGAATCCATTCCGGCTCGTTCTCCAAACAAAGCGCGGTGTAGGGGATTTCTCCCTCGTCCGGGTCCTCTGCGTACAGAATGAGCCATGTAACGTAGAAGCCGTCCTCCACATACGCGCTGTTAATCTGGACCGACACCTGACACTCGCCGTCTACCGGATTGGACACGGAGCTGATTTGAGCATCCATGACATACTCCGGCGGTACAGAAAGCGTCTTCGGCGTCAGCCCTTCCGGTATCGCTCCCTTGCCTGCGGCCACGCGGGTGTAATGCATCTGGCACCGGCCCGCCAGGACTTTGGCAATGAGAGCAATTCCTTTGAGGCTGCCATAGCAGCCGTCTTCAAACTTTGCCACTGGTACTCCTCCTAATCAATTCTCTTTGGTTTGATATGGGTGCGGGTATATGCGCCCCCTACGCCGCTCTGCCGCCCCTTTTCGGCCCTCACAACATCTGACGGTGCGCCGGTTACTGTTGGAATTGCGCGGCCGGTATGAGCCATGAAAACAGGATGCGGTAAAGCTATATCTTGACCTATCGGGGACACGTCTGGAAAAACTGCAGCGCTGATGCTCTCATGTGCTACAAATACCGGATGCGAAGACAACCTGCTTTCGCTCACCGGAGGCACATCAGAAAAACCAGTGATGCCGGTGGCCACACGAGCCACAAAAACAGGCTGGGAGAAAGTCTTGTCATCGCTGACCGGAGATGCGTCCGGGAAATCTGTCAAAACAGCTCCGCTATAAGCGACAAACAACTCCATGCCCTCCAGCCTGTCCTTTCCGACAGGCTCGTAATGGAAGAAGGTTCCTATGGCCCCTCCATGCTTGACGGGTAAGTCATAGTGGTATGTTCGATAGGTGCGGACGTAGAGCCTCATCCCGACGCCGGCAGCGATGATCCGCTTGATGGCCCAGGCAATCGGTTCGATCAGGTCTTGCCGCTCCTTAGTAAGCAGCAGCCAGTCCACATACAGCGCAATCTTTGCTGGGAAGACATCCTCAAACTCAATGTCTGTGTACTCAACGCCCAGCAGTTCGGCGGTGGCCTTGATAACCGTGTCGGTATCGCCGCCGGAGAGCTGGGCCATAACCTTGACCATGATAGCCAGACGGTATAGGGCATCGTTCTCATTGAACCGTTTAACGCCCCAGTTTGCGCCGTACCGATCCAGCACAACGCCCTTGGCATTGTTGATGTCATCCCACAGCTTTACCAGCTCGGCATTCTCGTGAACGAGATCCAGGCCCCACGCGAAGATAGAGAACAGCCTCCCGATGTTCGTCTGCATCGGGAGGCCCTGCTGATGGTTGTCATAGTCTTTGCGGCTGTAAGCGCTGGTCAAGGCATACAGCATTTCAGATAGGTACTTCCTCACTCCACGATCACCATGCTTTCATCGGTGACGGCTTTCTCCCTGGCGGCAATCTCGATGTTATTCCAGCCAAACGCCTCACCGTCCGGGCTGAGCTGCAGATCGAAGTCCACGACGCCCGGAACCCTCAGAACTACAGAGGGCAAGGTCACGCAGATAACGTCCTGGCCGATATTCAGCCCGCCGCGAGTGTTCACTCCGATGTGCTGGATGATAGCCTGCCTTATCTGCTCAATGCCGTCCAGAGGGAACTTGCTGTCAGTCACGAGGTTGAACACCTTGACCCATACGCCGACAGGGGCTGGACGGCTGAAGTGGATCTCATAGATACGGCCAGCGGCTGTAACGACCGGGACCATCGTGTTGCCGAAGGTCTGGATGCCTGCGGCCTTCCGGCGGTAGATGGCCCGAGCTATGTCCTCGTCGAGCCCGCCATAGGCCACAACCTCGAAGGAGTGCGGAGGCAGGCCGCTTTCGCTCTCAAAGTCGGTGTCGTTTTCCTCACCTGTGACGGCAATCACTGCTTCGACATTCTCATAGACCTCAGCGATGATGGCGTCGATGTTCACGCCGCCGGCAAAGTCCACGGACAGGTAGTATCGCTCCCGGAACTCGTCATCGGTTTCCGTGTTCCTGCCGCCCTCAAAGGCTCTCTCGTTTATCACGGACTTGATGCCGAGCTTCGGGTTCGTGATGTTCTTGATCGTCCCTTCCGCCGTGTTTCCGTCAGGCCCGGCGACAGCGGCGGATGCGGGGAGCGTAATGCTTCCGCCCGTAATCACCCCAGAGGCGAGCGTGACATACTGTATTCCGGCGGTGGTTTCAGCAAGAAAGCCCTCCGGGACCTCCACGTTGTCGTCTCCCAAAAACGTCAGATAACCCATGGCTTTCTGCGCTCCCAGGAGCCGTATGCCTATCATCCTGCCAAGGTGGAGGAGGCTGGAGCCTACCGCCGTGTCTACGAAACGGCTGTTGTAGACATCCTCCAGGGTGGAGAACAGCAGGTTCAGCACCCATGCGAAAATACGCAGGAAGATTCCCAGCGGCGAGCGCACAGTCAGGTTTGCCTTGGAGCCGAACAGCTCCCGAGCCTTGTATTCGAGGGCATCGAGCAGCTCCGCATACGTCGGCCGCCGGAAGCCGGCATCCGTCAAGCCCCAATCAGATGGTTTTGCCATTACGCAGTCACCTCCAATGCAATAGTCTCGCCGCTCACAAGGGTGGCCGTGAACTCAGTCGAGACGGTGCGCCCGTCATACGAGACGGAAATCGCGTCTATCCGGGAAACGTCATTCTCCTGGAAGATTGCCTCTCGGATGATGTCCTGCACCTCGTTTAGATCTATCTCATTTTGGTTTTTGGCCACAATGCTCTCATAGTCGGTGCCGTGTACCAAGTCAGCAAAGAACTCTTTCTTCCAGGTCAGGAGCGCGTGACGCACATTCTGGACGGTGGTGTCGGCACCGAAGATTCTCACGAAGTTTCCGGCTTCGTCGAAAACAAGGTCGCGGGTCTCAGGGTCTATTAGCAGGGTCATATTTTCTTCCACGCTGCCGCACCTCCTCTCCGATGTCAGGCTCCGAATTGCAGGCCCAGATGAGCGTACAGCCCTCGCGTGAGCTGCTTCTCAATCTCGTCTTTGTAAACGGCTACCGGCTTGCCCTCGACTCGAATCTCCATCGTTTCCCGTAGGACGGGCTGGGCCGCTGCCTCTGCCGCCGGCTGGGATGCGGAGGCAAGCAGCGTCGGCTCAGGCAGAAAGCCGAGGGCCTCCATTCGTTTGTGGCCGCAGGTATCAACATACGGGCAGGCCTGACAGCCTGCCGCAAGTCTTGACAATCCCATAGCGGGACCTCCTTTCAGAACCGGCATAGGATTGCGAGCCCCTCTGTGGCAGCTTAGAAGCGCTTACACACGGGGTTGCAAAAATGAAGTCCCTTTGGTCATCCTCCGATGATTACATTCCCGCTGCCGTCCTGGACGGCACCGCCGATTGAAACGGCGTCGCCAATGCGGGCCGCTGGCCTGCCGTTGATGACCACCTTGGAACTCCCGGCGGCAATCACATCCTGATGGCCCGGATGCGTGGCGCAGCTATGCGAGGCATAGTGATCCCCCACACGGCCCGCCGGGCGCCCATTGATGTAGACGTTGGGGCTCCCCTCCGCCAGAGGGGCGGGAGGGCAGAGATCGTGCCCGGTGCAGTTATCGCTCAACCTTGTAGCCGCTGGCATAGAACCGCCTCCTAGTTGAGATACACCTTATCGCCGGTCGTGACTACCATCTTCCCGTCCAGCGTGATGTTCATATCGGTGGATTTCATGTCAATCGAGGTGGCTGTGAACTCAGCCGTAGTATCCTCGTTCTTGACGATCACCTTGTCCTTTGTGACGGCGACGTATATCTTTCCGTCCTCCGTAGCGATGCAGATGCTCTCGTCCGGCAGGCCCTCCGCCGTATAGTCTCCGGCCACGAGCGCCCCGACAAAGATGGCGTCCGTCGTTGCGTGGTTCCGCTCGGTCAGGGGCTTGGCCTCCTTGCCCCCAGTCACGGTGGCGTCCATATCGTGATCCAGATACACGACCGTTCCGATGTCGCCCTCCTTTATCCAGGGGCGGAAGATGAAGCCCCCGCAATGCGTGAGGGCAACAGGCACCTTCAAGATCGGCGGCTGACTTTCGTACTTACCGTTCTCCAGGTGCTTTGAGAGCGGCTGGACGTTCACCGTCATCTTTGCGGGGTCGAAGGCCGTCACCTGTACTGTGGCGGCCACACAGATGGATTCCCGGAGCTTGTCGTCGTGAATCCGCTGGTAGTTGTACTGGTTTACATCAGCCAGTCCCATGAGCTATCCCTCCTCCCTCAGTATGGCTTCAGTTCCATTGAGGTCTTCCAGTCCCCCGTCCTGCCTCCCTTGTGGCTGCCCTTCACTACGATGAACCGCCCGTTCAAATCGCTGGACTGTACCTTCACGACCTCTGCGGTGGCAATATTGTAGTTGAGCAGACAGGAGCGGGAAATGGTGTCCTCCTTCCGGTCCTCCCCGGTCTTCTGCGAGTTCAGGTCTGTCTCAACCTGAATGGCAACAGTCTCCTCGTCCGAGCGAAGGAGGCCGGTTGCCGGGGTGAGCGTGACGCCGTTGTTGATGCCGTCGTCCGCTTTCGTGATGTACAGCTGCCCAGTGGCCCGGACGATGAACCGGCTCTTGCACTCGTTCACCACGATCTCCGTGAGCACCTTCTTCAGATTGCCGCGGCAGACACGGCCACGGGGATAGCTGTTGTCGATGGACAGCTCGCACTTAGCGACCTCCACACCGAAGATGTTCAGCAGGTCGCGGATCATCGCCGACGTCTTCATGTTCTCCGTGTAGGTCTTGTTTACGATCCGCCCAAGGATTTCCTCCGCACAGGGCTGGACGGTCAGAGTTGAGGTCCAGTCCACATTATTCTGCTTGTGCTTCAGGCCAACGACCTTGCCGGCCAAGATGCAGCCAACATTGCCCCGGTAGCCGGCGTTCAGAATCACGGGATCATCCTTCTTGATGCTGTTCCGGGTGTTGGCGGAGAGGTTTGTCACGGTTACGGTTGCCACCGGGGGCTCGTCGCTGTCCTCGAATGGGATGGCAAACGTGAAGTTCATGCCGTCCAGGTCATACTTGTTGCTGCCTATGACGAGGGTGGCGGCCCGAATCCAGAACGACA